AAGGCACACCGTCACTATCTACAAACATTGCCCCCCATGACATAATCACCCCTTTAATAAGTAGACTATTACCCATCCTGCATAAGCCGGTGCCGTTCCATTGAACCATTGCCCAGATGCATCGAACATCTCAAGTGTAGTATTATTTAGTACTCGTAACCCCCTTCTTTCTTGAGTAAACCCGATACCATCTTGTAAGGTCATAAAATCTATTTTATATCCAGATGGAACAGCAAATCCCCAAACACCTGACTTTTGATTAAAATCAACCTTAATAGTTCCTATAGTAAAAACCTTAACTATGCCTGTATTATTTGGGACGCCACTCGCGTCCCACGTTTGAAATCCCCAAGCCATAAAATCACCTTAAACTAATACTCACCCATCGCGGCACGTAACACTCCATTCCCATCGTAAACTCTAATGGAATTATTTTGTATCGTCATTCTCCCCCCGCTACCACTACCGTTAATTTCAAAAACACCGGCTTTATTAAGTTGCCATCCCATTCGACCGGCAACATAGTCATTCGATTGGATGTAATCACCAATCATCGCGTTTTGTATCCAGCCCTTGCCGATAAAAGCCTGGCTGATAAGTACCTGGCCGTCTTTGATAATAAACGGCGAATAATAGCTACCGTTGCTACCACTGATCACCACAAATTGGTTAGCGTTAACGGCTACGCGTGTATCAACCTGCGTCCCATTGACCGTCACAGCAACCGCCAGACCGGCATCGTAGTTCGTTCCGTTATACTTGATACCCGCCTTCAACGTCCAAATCGCCGAGCCGCCGGAAGCGTCGGTATAGGCCGTCATTTTCTCCTGTATCGCAGCTTCCTGCTCGTTAAATTTGGACGTAACGTCGGTTTCCAATTGCGCAACCGAGCTTTCAGCGTCGGCGGCCACTTTCTGCGCCTGGATGATCCCGGCCCGGTTCTCGCCGTAGTTGGCCCACTGCTGGTTAGCGGTACCGTATTCTGCCAGCACGTTCTGCAAAATGGCTTCCGGGCTGGTTTTCAGCGGATCCAGCAGCGCCTTGCCGTCCTCCGAGTTCAGGTAATCATCTACCACAGAGCCGATCAGTTCGTCGGCATCAACGTTGGACATGCCCGCGACAAATGGCGTCCAATCACCTTTATTACCGATGCGGTCCACTAGCCGAGCACGATACCAACGGCGCACGCCTGCCGGCATTGGCCCATGCTGATAATTCACCCCCGGGTAGGGAACGTTGGCCAGCAACAGTGGGTTCTGTCCGTCGGCGGTGGTCGCCTGCTCTATCTCGGTGTAGGCCGTATCGCCGGAACCAGAGGGGAATCCCCAGGTAACATCAATAGCCCATACAACGTTATCACTGGCCATGAGATTAACAGGCGTGCCGGGTTTACCCACTTTACCGCTGAGCGTGGTCGAGTCGGCATACCCCCAGGGAGAAGAGACATTGACCGCATTCATGGCGCGTACGCGCACGTCATACACCCCGGAGTAAATCCCCTGAACGGTAAACCCCTGCGCACTGGTGCGCCCTATGTTCACCCAGTCGCCTTTATCCTTACGCCACTGGGCCAGATAATCGATAGCGCCCTCCACACGCTTCCAGGTCACCTGCATTGAGGCTACCGTCAGCCCTTGCGCCTGGTGATCAACTTCGGCGATAACGATATTCTTCGGCGCCGGCATGACGTTCGGCGGCGTGACAGAAATCGGCGGCGGGTCGATGCGCACACCATCATCAATATAGCGGTACTTGTTGGGGTCATGCTGAACACCGGCGATCGTGAATGTGCCGTCGTCGTTTGCTGAAATCGACGTCACGCGAAAATACTGGATCGCCAGAGTGTCACTGTCGATACACCACACCGCGCCCGCCACAGGCGTTTGCCGGTACGCCGTTGCGACGGTCACCGTCTTTTTGTCGGCGCTGATCGCGCTGATTGTGCGGCTCTGTGCAGTACCATCGGGCAGGTTTACCACCAGCCGGTCACCAACGGCATAGTCAGCGGGACGGTCAACGGTAATTTTCAGCCCAGCAACCCGACTGATACGACCACCATTCTCTTTTCCCGCACGGAAAGGGTCGGCAACACCAATGATTTCTGCCGGCAGCGGGATATATCCATCCAGCCCAACACCAAAAGAAATCGAGCCGTCTTTGGCATTAGACAAAATAGCCCAGCGCCCTCTGCGATGCGCCTCACTTTGCGAAGTACAACCGATCGCTGTCAGTTGCATCTGATTCGCGTTGTAACGTTCCACAAGCTCTGAATCGTATACGGATTCAATCGTATCCGAATAATGATTGATGGGGTCCGAGTAGGAAACATTGCATGAGGTAAACCGGTTTTTATACGACCCACCAGCATAGGTGAAATCACCGTTAACGACGTTTGAAACGTGATACACGTAATCGACGTCGCTTTGCGGTACATCAGCATTCACATAAATCTGGTCATTGCCCCAGAAGGTAATGCCGCGAAATACCGCCGCGAGGTCACGCAATACGGTATATGCGTCCTGCTGATTTTGGATAAAAACATTACAGACAAAGCGCGGCTCTTTCCCGCCGGCACCGTTAGACACCATTTCATCGCAGTAAGCGCCGATGCTGTACAGCTGCCATTTGTCGATCATGCTGGCATCGACACGCCCACCCATGCCGTAAATTTCATCCAACACCAGATCGTAAAAAATCCAGGCAGGATTGTTGCTGTAGGCCAGCTTGAAATCGCCGAACCACACCCCGCTATATGTCCTTGTGCTCGGGTTATAATTGTCCGGCACGCGGATTAATTTACCCTTTGGCCTGCAGGTTGTCTTCGGCACGCTGCCGTTAAACTGGCTGGAATCGAGTTCGACATACAACAATGCGGTGTTGGGGTAACGCAGCTTACTGTCGATGACCTCCGCAAAGGAAGCTATCTTGAACGCGTTGATGAGTTTTGTCGAAGTTGAATCAGGCGTAATACGGCGGACGCGAATAGCCCAGCCCGTCGTAGATTTTGGCAAATCGATACGGTGATCGCGTTGATACTCTGACGTGGTTTTACCATCAAACTTACCATTAACAACGTTCTGATATGCGCCGCCATCCGTTGATAAGTCGATCGCGTATTCAGTGACAGTGCCGACCATATCCCCATTATCTTTGTACTGATACTGGATGGGCAGACTGAGTTTAATACGTACAGCATCCAGGGTGAGGTTTGAGAAGTTCCTCACCCAGGGGGCGCTTGCCTTAACCTCAATGCCTACCGTCGATTCATTGTCTATTTCCGGCAAGCCCTGGATATACGCTTGATCTTGAGTGCCTTTGCGGAACTCCCATTTAACGCCGGTAAAGTTATAGTTTCCTGCATCGTCGGCAAGTGGCGTATTGTTTAGATAGATCTGCTGTGCTGTGAGGTCACCTTGAATTTCTCCCTCAGACAGGGCGATAACCATTTTCAGCTTGGCAACCGACAGCAGGTCATCGGGTTGTTCTACCGGAGTATGTGGGCTTCCACCGCCACCTTTACGGCCGCTGATGACCGTTTGCCCTTCAAGTAGTCTCATTTTTCACCCATAAAAAAAGCTGCCCGGAGGCAGCTTTCTAAGATAAGGTGTGGAACCTGGTAATTACGTGGCCGGGAAGGTCGCTATCCTCCGCTTTCTTTCACGCCCTTGCTAAAGAGCGGCACCAGCATCTCTCCAGAATTCCACATGATTATATTACGATATTTTTATTGCCGTGACATCTGCTCAATATTGACCAGTAGTTACTGCTGGTCGCTTGAAAAAATGCCGGCACTGACAATGGCGCCGCCGATCTCCCGTTCGCCATAAAGCAGTGGTACCGGGTAACCCATTGCAACGGTATTTACCGGTGCACCAAAAGCATAGTTAGGCTTATTGTCCGTACTGGATGATGCGCCTATATTCATGCTGGGCTGCGGCGTCAGAAGTTGTACAACGCCCCCAAGCATCATGCTGATACCGATGCCTGTTAATACCGATGTCGCTGAAATTGTTGCGGCTGACATTGCGGCCCCCCACGCAGCCAACGATGCGCCTGCAGTGAAGAACGCAGCGACCAGGGCAACAGCGCCGATGACGACTTGCAGCATCCCACCACGCTTAGCGCCTTCGATTATGGGCATGATCACGAATTCACCCGCACCTTTTGCCATATCAAATTCATCAAGGCCGATATTTTCGCGACCGCTGAAAAAGGCGAACCGAATACCGTCAAGATGGGCTGTTGACATGTATTTTTTAAAACCTGGAATAGTGGCGCACATGGCCCGCAACGCCTCTCGCAAATCCGCAACAGCATATTCATGGTGCCGGCCAAATTTCTTGCCCATTGCCCCTCTGAGCGTGATTTTTTTACGCATGGAAAAGTTCCTTATGTCGAACAACCCGAACAGTGCGATCCCTATAATATTTTCCATAAGGCACCCGCGCCGACAGGTTGCCGAAATTGTGGTGCAAGATGGCATTGTCACCGAGATAGATCGCGGCATGGTTGGTCACAGGCGCACTAAGCTGCATCATGACCATATCCCCAGGCTGGATAGCCGCGGGCGATACCTCGATAAACCCTTCGGCCTGCCAGTTGTCGTCATAGATTTTTTCTTTGCCGTCGAGCCACCATTCACGCGGCACAGAGTAATTTTTCAACGTGATGCCGTGATGCTGGCGGAAATAATCCATGATGAGCGTCCAGCAGTCGGCATAACCCAACACCCACTGACGGCCGACAAGCTCGCGTTCACCTCGCGGTGATACCGTGCAAAAATCACCGTCTGGCCAGGACATAATCCCCCACTCAATACCCGAGTGATCGCACTGTATCCGGTCAAATTCTGACGGGATCAGCTGTACGACATCCGGGTGAGAATGCACAATCATTATGATTTCGCCCTGCTCTTCAGCCACGGCATAATCAGCAGGCGAAAGCGTAAAGTTATCGGTAGGTTTTTCTGAGATATTGCGGCATGGGATATAACGCTGGTTTCGCCCGGTATCAATGATGACTCCGCAAGCCTCGTTGGGATACTCCGCCCCAACATGTTGCCGTATGGCATCCATCAATTTTTTTCGCATGATTACTTCCCTTGCAAATTTGCTGCGGGGAAACCACCGTAAGGCAAGGGATTTTCTTTACCGTGCCTCTCTTCACAGTCCCGCATGCGACCACCGCAAACATCCTTTGAAGGATCATCCGTCGGTGTGCCGTCTTTCAGAAAATACCGTGTTCCGTTGTAATCGCAACCCGTACCTGTGCGGTACCAGCCACGCATACACCAGGTACAAACAGGGGTGATCTGCCGCGTTGGCAATTGCAAATTCTGAATATCGAAAGGGGTACACAGTTCAAAATCAACCTGACCACGCGTCTCTGCTTTTTTGGCGTTAATGTAGTAAAGCTGCACCCGTTCTTCAGTCGGCATGGCGCCTGGGTTGCCGGCTTTCCAGTTGGCGGCATCGAGATACTTCGCCATCGTGGTACGGATACGCACCTTTGCTTGCACCATATCGTCGTAGGCCAGGCATAGCGATGTAACGTAGTTGCCGACGTTGCCGATCGACAGCGTTGGCGTCGGCTGTGAGCCGGTACTTGTCAACTCGGCCCCCTTATACTCATACGGGTGCGGGTCGTATTCGTTCCCCTGCCAGATAATCGATGGCATATTTTCGGCCGCAAACGAGGCCCAGCCATCAGCCGGAATATTATGTGCATGGAATCGCAGGACACGATCCATACCAAAAGCAGTGCCATCGACTTCGATTAACTGGATTAACTCGCCGGGCTCCAAAGACTGCAAGTCTTGCGTTAAGCTCATACTCCCCCCACAAAAAAACCACCTCTCGGTGGCTTCTCTATTTTGGTGATACAGTTACAGCACTATTAAGGTGCAAATGCCTGTTCAAACGTAAATGTAATATCAACAAACATGCCATTAATAAACTTGGGTTTTATAGAATCAGACTTCACTCGGTAAAGTTTTTTCTCACCCCACGGATTCGTCCACCAAAAAGACTGAATAGCATGGGATTTTAAAAAATCTCTCACAACTGAAATATTGCTACTTTCACCATTACAGGATAATGACCATGTTTCCACCGCCGCATTTAGCCCGGAACTGGCCACTTGCTTATAACCATCACCAAACTGAACCTGGATTATTGAAATATTAATATCTTCACTGGCTTGAAGCCTCACCGGCCAATTAAACGTATCAATAGTCATGCGTCACCATTATTAACGATAGAGTAACCCACCGGGAGATATTTCCTTTTTAAGACGTTCTGAAATTGTTGTTTGGATAATTGACTGTAACAACCTGGCCGTGTTCCCTGTATTGGCGTTGTTAGTGTCGCCGGATGAAACCTCCTGTGTAATCGATACCGGCGCATTAACCTCTATGATCGTCGCACCAGAGCGAGAAGATTCTGACGGTAAAGCACGCACACCCAGTGAACCATCCGCACCACGCTTAAGCGGCATAATGGCTTCCGGCCCCGCTTCGCCCATCAGCCCAGCCCCTTTGGCAAACGCAAACGTTGTGGGCTGGCTTACCACCTGGCCGCTGTAGGCACTCAGGGAAGGCGAGGAATAAACGCCGCCTTTGGCATTCGCGAACATTGGAACGGCCCCAGGATTGTTGCCGCCACCTGCTGTTCCCCCGCCAAAACTCATAAATGACGAGAGAATAGTTTTTGTCAGTAGCGCCTGAACCGCCATCTCAATCAGGTTTTGAACAATGGACTGCGTGAGGGAGGAAAACAGCCCCACCATGCTGTCTTTAAAGGTTTGGGTACCGGTAAGTAATCCGGTCAACATGTTGGTTGAGCGTTCACGCATCGTGTCCACCAGCCCAATCTGCAGCTTATTGATGTGACTCTGCCCGGCATAAAGGTTCATTGCTTGTTGGTATTGCGCGTCGGTTGATTCCTGTGTTGCCGCCTGCATCAACTGCTCATAACGCTGCTTGTCGATGTAACCTTGCTGGTAGTACGCCTGATATTGAGCCTGCTGCTGTGCCAGTTGGTTGCTCAGTTGAACAGAGGGATCTACGTCGCCGGCGATGTTCTGCCGTGGTGCTGCAATGGCATCTGCCTCTGCCTTTAACCTCTCGCGGGCCATATCCTGCTGCAGGGTATGCCGGGCGACCAAGTAATCACGTTCCGTCAGCAAACGTCCGTCATACAGCGCTTTCAGCTCTCTGCTGGTTTCCTGCTCCTTACGTACTGTCGCCTGACCCGGCGCATACTGTTCAGCCAGTTCTAACCGTTGTCGCTGGTAGTTCTCGGCATTCAGAGACATGACGCGTTGTACATCTGCCTGACTGGCGCCGGCAGCTTTAGCTGTGGCGATCAGTTTGGCCTGTGAGCTCCGTTCTTCCAGGTCAATTTTGGCAAGGCTGGTCGAGTGAGCAACCTCAATTTCCTGCCGCAACTGTTGATATTGCTTCAGCGCCTGCTGACCTTTTTTATCTGCCTTAGCCGGGTCTTCACCACCCCAGGGGCTTTCAACCGACGAACCTGCAGCACCCACTCTCGCAATAGCATTGTTAACCACGTTAGCGTCAGCAATACCACTCAGCATCATCTCGCTGAACCCGGATTTAACATAGTCCTGAGCAGCTTTTACTCGCCCCATAGAATCAGTAAGTGCTACTAGTCCAGCCTGGGCATTCTCCAGATCTGCAACCGCTCGCTTACGGTTACCTTCAACACCCTGTGCTTGCCCGAAAGGGTCAAATCCTTTGAGGCTACTCAGCCGACTGTCTGCGTCAATGATTTCCTTTTTCAGCTGGTTAACCTGGGTAACCTGGTTTTTGTACTGGTCATCCAAATCGAGCGCTTTCACATCCAGCTGCTTTGACGACATCGCCACAAGCGCCTGTGTTGTTTCCTGAACGGCATCTTTCAGGTTCAAGGCAGACTGTCGAGCTAGTTTGTTCTGCTCATGGAAATACAGTATTGCAGAACCAGCCAGCATCGCTGCCCCGAAAGGCCCACCAATCAACCCCAATGCGCCACGGGCAAGCCCGGTAGCCACCGATGCTGCACGGGCTGACACTGACAGGCGTTTATTTGCCGCATCCAGTTGATTCTTGCCAACCGTGGCCGCGCGCGTCGCCTCAGTTTCTTCCCTGATCAACCGGTTATAATCAGCGGTATAACTGACGTTCAGGCCGTATTGCTTGGCCGTTTTTTCCATCGCACGAACGCGGCCGAATTCGGCGTTGTTTTGCAGCAAGGTGGCGTTGGCACTGTCAATCGTCTTCTGTGCCATACGGGCCTGATCCAGCGCAGCAGATTTAACAGCGGCCTGCTGATCGCGCCATGCCCCGATGCTTTCACGGATACCGGCGGTTAGCTTGGTGGACATCACCGGGATCAGCGTATACAACGCCACGCTGGCCACCATGTTGAAGTTATCCGCCAGGCCGTTAATAGCCTCGGTCACACTCTGTACGCCGGTACGCAATGGCCCGCCGCTGGCTTGCCCGACTTTGATGATCAACCCATCAAAAGCACTGGTCAGCCCCATCAGATCGCCGTTCAGGTTGTTGACGCGCGTCGCGGCCTGTTCGTGCGCTGTCTTGGTACCGGTCAGGGACTTTGTCAGGTCATCCAG